TGGTGTGGTCGTGAAATCAAGCCGATAGGTAGCGAGCAGGGAATCAGTTTTGAGCATCAATACTCTTATGGTAGCCAACTTGATGGTTCGTTTTTGAGTTTTGATTTATGTCCTGAGTGTTCAGAACGGCTCCCAATAGTGCTCGGTGCAATGTTTGTACATAATCCATTAAAGGACGATTTCTAACGGCGAGTGCCGTATGAAATATAAGCCATCAATAAGACAGACGGAGGATAATACATAAAATGAATAGTGCATGAATTGATTCGAGACAATAAAAAGAAACATAAGTGACTACAGATGAAACAAAATTACATAAAGGAGACTTGATATGGCAGATAGAATTTTTAATCTTCCTCAGACCCGTGGTTCTTTTGAGATGGCTGGTAAGGTCACCGGCACCCAGCGTAGTAACTTCTATAACGAGAAGGAGACTAAGAGTGGTGCTATGCGCCGTGTCCTGAGCTTTGGCGTTCAGACTTCCAATGAAAACACTTTCTATGTTGATCTGGCTGGTATGCCTCGTGATAAGGTTTACTTCTTCCGCCGTGCCGATAAGGACAAGGGCATCGAGAAGGACAAGAAAGAAGTCGCTTGGAAGGATCGCCTGACTTATGTTGCACCGGAAGGCTATGATATGATTGGCGTTAAGGTCGGTGTTACCAAGAAGACGAATGAGTCTGGTAAGGTTATCAATGATAACAAGACTCTGACCGATTTCGATGCAGCCAAGGAAATCTCTGAGAACCTGCATGACGGTGATAACGTGTATGTCCGTGGTAACATCGAGTACAGCACTTACAACGGAAAGCACCAGATCCGCTTCGTTCCTACTCAGGTGTCTCTGAGTTCTAAGGAAATTGACTTTGATGCAGAGGGTTTCGAGGAGCTGGCTCTGTTTACTCAGACCATTGTTTACACTGGTTGCCGCAAGAGCGATGAGTGCGATGAGGTAGTTGTCGATGCGAAGATCGTAAACTATAACACCATCGAGGATGCAGAGTTCTTCATTGATTATAAGGCAAACGCTCAGAATAAGGTCCTGGCTGATTCTATTCGTAAGCGTCTGAAGCCTTATACTAGCTTCGAGTGTTTTGGTCCCATCGTTAATCAGCAGAAGGTTGAGGAAGTTGAGACTGAGAATATCTGGGGTGGCCCTAACAAGATGAAGCGTCAGGGTACTCCGGCAGTTCGCAAGCTGTATATCGAGGGTGTTAATCCTGATTCCTTTGATCCGAATCCTGGTGATAAGGATGCGGAGCCCACTTACACTGAGGACAATATCTCTGAGGCACGGGCAAAAATTGCGGCCAACGATCAGGCAAAGAAGGACTTCGATGGAAAGGCTGCTGAGAACGACACTTCTTGGTGGGGTGGTTCTAATAAATCCACTGCAACTCCTGCAGATGAGGAAGAGGTCGATTGGGGCTAAAATTTTTTAGTATTAGCTATGTAATACAGGATACATAAGGAGTTTAGTTATGCAGAATACTCTTGAGTATACCGCCTATAATGGCATGAAATTTTACATTGTCTACATCGAAGCACTTGAAAAGGAACCTGAAGAAGACTCTCCGATGATGTCTATTGTGTTTACTACGCATCCTGAGATTATTGCAGAAGCTAAAGCTGACGCAGAATGCAATGGTGGTGCTGTTCCGGTAGGGTGCAAAGACCTTCTGGTTGATAGTGTGGATAACATCACCCGTCAGTTAGATTATGTTGCTCATGCAGTTGAAACGGGTGATCCGTGGTATGAGTGTTTGAAAGTTTAATAAAAGAAAAGTTTTATCGTATTTATGCTAAAATAAATGACGTAGGTGCGATAAATAATTTTAATAAAAACGGAGGAATTTACATATATGGCTATGATTCGTAAGGCAAATGCTGTTCGTAAGAAGCTTCATATGCTGATTTATGGCGAACAGGGAACTGGTAAGTCTCGTACTGCTATGCAGCTGTGCTATTTGAAGAATGCAGACGGTAAGCCGTTCCGTGTTCTGTATTTGGATACCGAGAATGGTTCTATTGATAATTACACCGAGGAGCTGGAAGCCAATGGTGTGAATCCTGATAATCTGCTGATTGTTTACACACAGTCTCTAGCAGAGGTTCAGGATTATATCAAGATGGTTACCAACGATGAGGATATTGAGGATGAGAATGGAGATGTTTATCTGGATGCAGATGGCAAGCCGTTCCGTGCAGACGCTCTGGTTGTTGACTCCGCTTCCATCCTCAAGATGACTGCTACCCAGGGCCTCACCGCCTTTTCGCAGAAGCGTGCCAAGGTTAAGGCTGCATCTCAGGGTCTGACCGGTGATGAAAAGGCAGTTAAGATTGAGGGTGCTGGCATGGAGCTCAAGGATTTCAATACCCTGAACTTCAAGGGTCAGTCTCTGATTTTGGATTTGAATGCATCTGGTGTGAACTACATCGTTGTTTGCCGAGAGAAGGACGAGAAGCATACTAAGGTTGTGAATGGTTCTATCGTAAGTGAGCCTACTGGTCGTAAGATTCCTGATGGGTTTGCTGGTCAGGAGTACAACGTTGATACTGAGTTCCGCCTGTATTTTCAGGATGGTCAGCAGATCGCTTTCTTCGATAAGGATCGTACCGGTATGCATAAGGGCGGTGAGGTCGTTGAGGATCTGACCCTGCTTGAGTATCAGGATATTATCTCTAGTAGCGCAAAGAATCGGGAGAACGTCATCAAAAACGGCTTAAACGATGCTGTTAAGACTGAGGTTAAGCTGAGTATGCGTGACCTTGGTATCGAAAACGATGAGCCGGATGATGTTCCGGCAGATAAGAGTTCCGATAGTAAAGAGCCTTCTATGGATGACATCAAGGCAAAGCTGAATGACCTGATTGCTTCCGCTTCTCCTATGAAAAAGAGTGCCGCACAGAAGGCTGTTAAGGCGGCTGGCCTGTCTACCGCATTCCGTTCTA